GTGGACGATCTGCTGCCATCACAACTGTTGACGCAGGAACCCATGCCAACATAATCACCCCACCCCAACGGGATCGGCCAGAGCCAACGAAGGCCCATTTCCTGTCCAGCCCGACGGGGCCAGCTCATAGGTCAGGCCGCGCGACGGAGGCTGTTGGTTGCCGGAGGTATAATTGATGGTGACGGTGACGCCGGCATCGGCGCCGGCGAAGGTGTAGGTGCCCCCGCTGACGCGGTATTGGGCTGCCGTCGGCCCGCTGGCCGAGACGGTCCAGGTCTCTCCCGTTTCGGCGTCGACCACGCCGTAATTCGTCACCGGGCTTCCCGGCCAGTCCACGGTGACCTCGAAGGGCGCGACCAGAGGGATGGTGTGCTGTTCCGGCACCACCGTCTGGCCGGTGAGCCACCCCCACGGTGCCTGGGCCTGGGCGCCGTCGAAGACGGTCAGGCCCAGCGCGGCGGCGTCGGTCTCCGTCTTGGCCGACCACACCGTGCCGACGCCGGCTATCGGCCCGTGGCACAGGCCGAACACGAACATGGCCGAATAGGTGGTGGTCGTGGTGCCGCCGCCGCTATCGCCGCCGCCGCCGCCCTTGCCGCCACCACCGCCGCCGCCACCACCCGAGCTGGTGGACTTGCTCTGGAAGTTCCCATAGTCGAGCAGGTTGGGCGCCACCTTGGCGGTGCCGATCACCACCGGGATGACCTTGTCGTAGCAGCTGGTCTGGATGGAGACCCCGGCCGCCGCCGCGGGCTGCTGCGCCTGCGGCTGCTTGGGCTGGGATGATCCGAACAGGGAGGCCATGCTAGCGCGCGCCCCCCCACAGGGTGAAATAGCGCGGCTCGCGGTCGGTCAGCAGCTTCTTGTCGAACGCGTCGCGGAGCGCATCGCCGAGGATGACCGCACCGGCCCTGGCGGCGGCGTGGATGATCACCGGCCACTCGATCACGATGGCGCCGTGTGCCCAGCAGCGGCCCACCTTCCAGAGGACGAAGTCGCCAGGTCCGGGCGCGCAGGCGCCCATTTCGTTTGGATTACCGGCCCCGGCGTCGGGCGGCCCGGCGAACTCGGTGGCATGATCGAGCACGCGGCCCAGGTAGCGTTCCTGGTCGCGGTGGAGGTGCCACTGGGCCGGATACTCCTCCGGCGGGATCTCGGGAATCAGGCCGACGGCCGCGTAGACGGCGGCCGGCAGGTTGGCGCAATCGACCCCGGCGCCCTTGAGGCGCTGATTGTGATGGTAGGGCGTGCGCAGCCAGGTCCGCGCCTCCGCCACCACCATTGCCCGCTGCCGCCGCTCAATCTCGTCCATGGTCAGTTCGCCGTCGAGGGTGGGGGGACGTTGGGATGGCCACGGAAGTTGGCCAGGTTGTTGAACTTCGGGCAGCCCTTGGCATCCATGGTGCCGTCGCAGCCCGGGTGGGCCACGAAGGCGTCGCCGGCGGCCGGGGCCTGCGGAAACGGCGTCATCAGCGTGAGGATGCCGGCTGCGTGGCTGCGGATCGAGCGCGACTGCCCGGCCAGGGCGCCGCTGGTGAAGCCGATGTCGCCGATGTCGAACCACCCATCGGCCTGTGTGAGCGCCGTTTCGATGGCCAGCGCCGTCGACCCCGCCGCCGCGCTGCCGGTGATCGCCCAGGTGGCCAGATCGATGCCGCAGGACTGGTCGCCCAGCAGATTGAGACAGCCGGGCTGATAGACCTCGTGCGGCCACGGCTGCTGCAGGATCTCGGCGATGGAATTGACGCACAGCGTGATCACCGAGCCGCCGGCCGGGCTGATGTCACCGATCCGCCCGGTGAACTTCTCCTCGCTCCCCGTCGCCGGCAGCGGCCAGTATTGTGCCGAAGTCACCAGCGGCAGATAGGCGCGGCGGTATTCCAGCCAGGCGCCGTCGAATGCGCCGGCAGCGATGGCGTCGGCGAAGGGAACCCCCTGAATCTGGCCGGCGCCGGGCAGCACGCTGACGGTCAACGTCTGGACGTCGGTTCCCAGCTTCCAATGGCACTGGGAATTGTCGCCCATCAGCCCCCAATAGGGGCCGGTCCAGCCGCCGCAGGGATAGCGCACGCCATCGTCGAGGATATCGGCATCCCCGCCCGACCACCGCAGCTCCGTGCCATCGGCCAGGGTGACGATGTAGAGGTCGATGCCGACGAACTGACGGCCGTCGAGAAGGGCTTGAAGCTCGGGAGTCATGGCGCCCTCACTTCACCGACCGGATCGGCACCTTGTCGGCCGAATAGAGCGCGGTCAGGAACAGCTTCATGTCGAGCTTGTCGTCCTCGAATCGGCAGGGGAAATAGAAGGTGAAATCGGCGACGACGAGGTCCCCGGCCGACGGTGCCGCGGCAAAGGTGACCAGGCCCGGGGTGGTGCTGTCGAACGGCGCCACCGTCCAGCCGGTGGCGGTCGCGCCGCCGATCCTGATCGCCGACACCACGTGCGGCGCCCAGATCGGCTCGACGTAGCCGCCGCAATCGCGCACCAGCTGGAAGGTGGTGGTGCCCCCATCCCCGCGCCCGATCGGCTGATCGGTGACCTGGTTGTCGTCGGGATCGCGGTAGAGGAAGTTGCCGAGCTGGGCCATCGCCGTCTTGAAGAACGCCGTCAGTTGCTGAACTTCCGGCGTATCCGGCGAGGCGCGAAGGAATTCGAAGACCAGTTCCCAATGGTAGATCGGGTAGGTCCAGTTGCCGATGCGCGTCTCCTTGCCCGAGCGCGCCGTCTGTACGGTGGTCGAGAACTCGACGGTCTTCGGGATGTCCCAGCCGATGCCGGCCAGATCGGGAAAGACGGGCGTGGTCATCGCCTCACGACCTCCCGGCGATCTTGGCGCCCAGGCTGACCTGGCGGTTCAGCGCGGTGACCAGGGCCGACCCGTTGCGGGTGAACAGGTTGGCGACCGAGGCTGCGTCGGGGCTGGTGATGTGGTTGTGGTAGTGGACCTCGCCGCCCTTGCCGCCGCGCTTTGCCATGCGCCCCGAGCCGCTGCCGGTCGGCGACGGAGCGTTGACGTTGGCCGGCTGGGCCATGCGCGGCAGGCCGATGCTCGGCATGGCGGCGGCCGGGGCCTGCATCATCTCGACATTGTTCATCAGCTTGTCGAGGCGGTTGGAGAACGGCGCCGACAACACCTTCTCGTCCTTGTGCAGTTCGGTGATCATCCCGTCCGCCGGCACACGCTCCCAACCGCCCTCGGCCGAGGCCATCGGCAGAAAGGACATGGCATCGGCATAGGTCTCCTCGCCGACCGCGGGCGCCATGGCCCAGCCGACGAAGGGGATGCAGGCGACCGACGACATGGCGCCGGCGGCGGCGATCGCCGCATAGGCCGGGATCTCTCCGGCCGCCTCGGCCTTGGCGGCGGCGATGGCGGCGATGGTCGATGCGGCTTCGGCACCGGTTCTGGCGGCGGCCTCGGTCACCGTCTCGCCCGTCTTGGCCGTCTCCAGGCCCAGCCATTGGGCAAGCTGTTCGCCGATCCGCGCGAGGAAGCTGGCGTGCTCGGTGCCCTCGGCGGCGGTGCGGGTGGCGGCGCCCCCGATCGTCGCGCCGGTGCGGGCCTGCTGTCCGGCGATCACGGCGCCAGTCTTGGCCCCCTCGCGGCCTGCGGTTTCGACCACCTCCTCCTGGCCGGTGAGGCGCGACCACGCCTTCATCACCGTTTCCGACCAGATCCACTTGCCGACACGCTGGAGCGCCAGATCGGCGAAAACGTTGGCCAGCCCCATCGCAAGGCTGCGCTCGGCCTGCTGGAAGCTCTGCCCCTGGATGATCATGCCCTTGATGGCGCCCCCGAAGGCCGCGCCGATCCCCGACGACGCGGTCTGCCAATCGTGCAGCACCTGCAGCGTCTGCTGGTGGCCGGCCGCCAGATCCTGGGCGCGGTAATTCTGGTCGAGCTGGACGAGCTGCTTGTTGATGCGGTCGCGCTCGACCGCCTCCAGGCTCTTCAGCTTCAACTTCTCGTTCAGCGCGTCCCGCTCGATCTGGTATTCCGTCGCCTTGAGCTGGCGCAGCCGGGCGAGCGCGTCGCTGTTGTCGAGCACCCCCATATCGCGCAGGAACCGCAGGTTCTCGGCGTCGATCTCCACGTCGGCCTTCTTTGCCGACGTGCGCGCGTCGAGGCCCTCGGCCTCGATCCGGTCCAGCTCCTTCTGGTGTTCCTTCTCCATCTCCTGGATGCGCTTCAAGGCCTCCTGATAGGCCTTTGAATGCTCGCCGGCATAGCGCTTGACCTCTTCGGCCTCGGCCCGCGCGATGGCGACGCGCTGTTCCGACCCCTTGGCCGCCGCAGCGCGCTGGCGCTCCAGGTCGGCGAGCTGCTCGGCATGGGCGTCGGCGGCGATGGTCTTCTCCAGCCGGCGAATTTCCATGAAGACCTGGGCGTAGTCCTTGGTCCCCTCCTTCAGGTGCGCGGCCTTCTCCTGCCAGAACTTCAGGTCGTCGGCCTTGCGCTCGTCCAGCGACCGCTTGTCGGCCGCCTGGATCTCGGCCAGCTCGCGGCGATAGCCCTCCATCACCGACTCGCCGCCGCTTTTCTTCTGCAGGTTGGCGGCGCGTTCGTCTTCGAGCCGGATCGCTTCCTTGATGTCGGCGATCTGCGCCTGGATCTTCTGGCGCTGGGCATCGGGCGCGGCGGCCAGGTCGTGCTCCAGCCGCGCCTGCTGCTCGGTCAGCAACCGCTTCTCGCCCTCGATCCGGTGCAGTTCGCGTTGGGTGGTCAGGGTGCGGTCGAGGATGGCCAGCACGTCCTTGGCGCGGTCGGCGTCATTCTCGCCCCCGCCCGGCTTGGCGGCGGTGTCATGCCCCGGGCCTTCCGGCTTCGGCTGCGCCGCGGGCAGATACGGCGTCCCGATGTCCTTGGCGGCGACTCGCACCGCTGCCATCTGCCGCATCATTTCGGCGGTGTGGGTCTGCCATTCCTGGGCGATCTCGCCCGGCATCCGCTTGAGGAGATCGCTGGCCTGGGCGAAGTCGCCCTTGGCGGCCAGCGAGATGGCGTGGATCGAATCGACCACCAGGGCGGCCACCGGCCCGGCGACGGCCCGCATGGAGGCCTCAAGATAGCCGAAGGTGTGGATCATCATCTCAACGACGTCGATCAGATTCCAGAAGGCCTTGCCGACGATGGCCGCAGGCGTCCGCATTGCCTCCAACGCGGCGGCGATATCGCGCATCACCTGGGCCAGCACCTCGCCGTGGCTGCCGGTGCCGCCCATGGCTTCGGCGAGCGCCCGCAGATTGTTGGCCGCCTCCTGCGCCGCCTGTTGGAACGGCGTCTTCATCTGCTGCGCCGTCCGCTCCATGACGTCGCCGAATTCGCGGGAGACCAGTGCCTTGGCCTCCATGACATGGCCGGAATCCACGAGGCTCTCGGCCATCCTGATCGTCTCGGCCGAGACGGCGTGGGTCTGCTTCTCCAATTCCTCCAGGAACTTCAGCGGGTCGGCAATGGATTGGCCGAGCTTGCGGGCCGCCGCTGGCGCCGACTCGCCGGTGACCATCACCCAGCCTTCCATCCCACGCGCCAGATCGGCCATGATCTGCGGCGTCGCCGAGCGGATGCGGGCGAACTCGCCGACCACCCCTTCGGCCGCTTCCTTGCTGATGCCGTGCATGCGCGACAGCTGATTGACCGTGGCCTCCAGGCCGTCGCGGGTGAACAGCGCCGCCTGGCCGGACAGGGCCAGGAAGGTCTCGGTCCTGGCCAGCGCCTGGGCGGCTGCCTCGGCGCGCGCGGCGATTTCATAGGTGACGAAGCCCACCGCGGCCAGCGGCCCCGCCACCCGCAGCGCCGCCATGCCGATAGTGCCGAAGCGCTCGGCCAGCACCATCAGCGACCCGGGCATCCGCGAGAAGTTGCCGCTCATCGCCTCGTGCGCCAGCACGATCAACTCGCGCTTGGCGCCCACCGTCATGGTGCCGACCTCGCCCATGGCACCGGCAGCCCTGGCGGCATTGTCGTTGACGGCGGCAAGCGCGGCGCCACTGGCGCCGACCTCCTTGATCGCCGCCCCGGCTTCCTTGGCGGCGCCGGCCACGCCGGTGAAATGGGCGCGCAGGCGCTCGTGAAGCGCATTGAGGTCGGAAACCGGGATGATGCCTTCCCGGAAGCTCTCGTTCAGCCGCTTGGTGGCATCCACCATCGTCTTGCACGAGCCGGTGACCTGCTTGAACAGGGCGTCGACGTCGTGGGACGCGGCATTGGTGGACGCCAGGGCATCGGTCAGCTGGCGCGACGACTCCGCCATGGTGTCGACGCCGCTGACCGTCTTCTTGATGCCGCCTTCGAAATCGGCGACATCGGCGGATACCCTTACGCTGACGTCATCCGTTGTCGCCATGCCTACTCCAGGATCTCATTGGCGCGTAAGAACAGGGCAAGGGACACCGGCAGCGGAGGAACCTTCTCCCACTGCCGGCACAGAGCCTCCCACAAAGGGAAGGTCAGCTGTCCGACGTCGCGTCGGCTCCAGCCGGAATGGGCGCAGGCGGCGGCGAAGAGGGTGTCCCAGTCGTCGACGACCTCGCCCTCTCCGCCACCAGTTCCCCCAGGCGCACGAACCCGCTCAGATCACCGATGATTTCCGAGGCCGCGTAGATCTCGGCCAGGTCGGTGGGAAGGCTCCGCAGCTCGGCTTCGGGCGCCTGGCCAACGAGGGCCGCGACGATGACGCGCAGGCGGGTGATCACCTGCTCGGCGCCCCCGATCCGGTGCAGCGATCCCAGATCGGGATAGATTCGGGACAGCTGTTCCCAGTTGAGCGGGCCGACCGTCCAGGTCTTGCCGCCGAAGTGGATTTCCCGACCGGCCATCAGACCGCCGCTCCGTTGATCCAGCGGCCGTAAATCTTGCCGCTCGGGCCTTCCTGGGCTTCCCAGTCCATCTCGGGCGTGCAGAATTCGCCGATCTTGCCGCCCTCGGAATAGCTGGACGCCTGCACCGCGTAGATCACCATGTCCTCGGTCTGGAGTCCGGTCGGCGAGTTGTAGGCGTTCTGCAGGTGCAGCTTGAACACCGGCGAGGTGCCGGCCTGCTGATTGGCGACCTCATAGCCGAGACCGCTGCCGGCGACCTGGAAGCCGTAGGAGATCAGCACCGGTACTTCGGCGGTGGTGTCGGCGGCGCTGAACAAATACTTGCCGGTCGGGTCGACCGAATATTGGCTGACGGCCGGAAGGCTTCCCGAGACGTAGTTGACGCGGGTGAAGGAGGCGCCGTTCAACTCGTTGACGACGCCCTCATCGTAGAGAAAGGTGGCCTGGTTCGCCGGCGTCACCAGGGCGGCGGCGACGGCGGATTCGCCGTCGGCCAGCGTGGTCTTGCCCGAGGAAAGGGCGACGCCGTGGAACAGGTCCGAAGCGATGCGGATGTCCTGGCGGAGGAACTTGATCTTGCCGGTCATGTCCTCTTCGGAGCGGCCCAGCGCGACCGCGTACAGCTTCTGGCCCCGGCCCTTGACGAGCTTGGCCTTGATGGCGACCGAGGCTTCCTGGATGTCGCAGATCTTGATCGGGGTGGCGTTGGCGACATCGGTGCGGAAGGCGTAGACCGAGCCGATGCCGAATTTGTAGCGGGAGATGGACATACGCTTACTCCATGTCGTCGAGGCGGGCGAGGAAGGTCTTCAGCGTCTCCTTGGCCTCGAAGGCCAGGTTGTGGAGACGGGTGTTGCGGCTGACCGCCGAATCGGCGACGTGGGTGGTCCACAACGCGTCGAGGGCGGCGACTGCACGGGCGGCGCGGCACGGGGCGTCTTCCTGGTGCTCTTCGGAATCGTTGCTCACGACCGGTCTCCTACGCCAGGTTGGCCGGGGAGAGGCCGTAGGTGGTGCGGAAGACCATGCCCCACCACAGCTCCTGATCCCGGAAATCGCTCAATGCGGCACGCGACAGGCCGAGCCGGCCGAGATAGGGGGCCGGCCGCCAGCCCAGCAGCGTCTTCAGCACCTGGTCTTCCAGCGCCAATAGCTCGGTCTCCTTGGCGAAGCCGGCGGCATCGCCGTGCAGGCGCATGAAGATCTGGACCATGAATTCGGACTGCACGACTTGGGGGCCGCCATCGGCCAGCGGAGCCGACGGCATGTCGGCCACCGGCAGCACGTAGGCGTTGGGACCGTCGCCCAACGCATGGCCCGGCTTGGTGGCTGCGCCGTAGCTGATCGCGCCGCCGACCAGCCGGAACAGCTTGGCGCCATCGGTCTTGGCCGCCGCCTGCAGGCGCAGGATGACCGGCTTCAGCTCGATCATGACGGCTCCTTGCCCAGCACGTGTTCCCGCACGATGGTGACGTAGAGGCGGCGCTCCTCGTCATTAATGCCGGCGAAGGGGCGCGCCGGGATGACGATGCGGCCCTCGCCAACGACACGTCGCGCCATGGCGACCACGCGCTTGTCGCCGGCCTTGGCGAACAGCATCCCCGAATAGGTGACCACGGTGCCGTCCTTGCGGGTGACCGACCGCTTGGCCCGGCGCAGCGACAGGCGCGAGTTCAGCACCGTCTGCGCATAGCGGCTGATGTCGGCGCCATACTGGTGCGCCGACGCATAGGCAACCTTGGTGCCCCAGCTGACGCTGGTGGATCCGACCAGACGGGTGAACGAGCCCCGCAGCCGGCCCGACCACTGCAGCTTGCGCTCATGGCCGGCCTTGGCCTTCTTCTTGATGGTGCTGGGAGCCAGCGCCGCCCAGGCCTGCCCATCCGGCCCCACCTCGCGCTCGAAGCGCAGGTCGGTGGATACCATGCCGGAGTTGCCGATCTTCTCCATCGCCGGTGTCAGGTCGCGCGCCGCCAGGGCGTGGCCCATCAGGCGACGGCGGACGGCTTCGTCGTTAACCTCGAACTTGATGCCCCAACCGCTCATGACCAGCCCCCGCGGCCGTCAGCCCAGAACACCGTCGCCGGGACGATAGCGGCGATCCGGTTGGGAGAACCGCCGTCTTCGACCCCGGAGGCCTCCAGGCGGAAGGCCCCGCTGGCCACGTCCCGGAGCGTTCGCAGGGCGTTGGTGTAGGCGCTAACGACGGCCGCGGGCGCCTCGTCCTTGTAGAGCATGAACCGCGCGATGTCGCAGACCAGGCCGACGATGGAAGCCGGCACCGGATCGAGCGGCAGCCGATAGCGCGCGTTGGCGTAGCCGTCCACCAGGGCCGAGGCGTCCGCCAGGCGTCCGTCGACCCTGGTCTGGTCGATCACGTCGCCGCCGGTCAGGTCCACCAGCTCGGCGCTGCCGAAGCGGTCGATCAGATCCTGGAGGAGGGCATAAGCCATGAGTTAGAAATTCCCACAAGGTGCCCCCGGGTTCGACGCTGTCACGTCGAACCCGGGGGCTTGGTTGATCGCTCAAGCCGCCGGGGCGGGATCGGGCACCGGCTTCGGGTCGACGGCGCCCAGCGCGGCCAGTTCTACCGCCTGGTCGTCGGTGAGCTGCACCGTCGCGCCGACGGCGATATCGTCGCCATCGTGGCGGAGCGGCCGGAGCGCCCGGTAGGGCTTGCGCGGCAGGGTCGGATTCGCTTTGGCCATGGTCGTTCTCCTACACCGGGCTCTGGATCAGGAAGGCGGCCTGGGCACAGGTGATCACCGGCGCGCGTTCGTAGACTGTCGGGTAGAGCCACGAGCGCACCTGGCGCTCGACGTAGGGCTGCTCGACGTGCGGATTGCCGTCCATGGTGTACGTGAAGGAAAAGCTGGGCTCTTCCATCCCCGAGGGCAGATCGGGCGAATAGGACAGCAGCGCCATGTTGCCCCACACGTCGCTCATGGTGCCCTGGTCATCGGCGCTGACGGCGCGCCCGACCACCACCTTGGCCACGCCGAAATAGGTGGCGAGCATTGCTTCGGTGATGCTGTCGGCGGAGGTGTACTTGAACTGGTCCTTGATCTTCGGATGGTTCTTCAGGGTATTGAAGACCTTCGGCCCCAGCGTCAGCAGGTTGGGGTAGATACCGACCGAGGAGCGGATGGCTTCCTTGGCTGCGTCGACGTCGCCCACCGGGTTGGAGTTGACGTAGTCCGACCACTTCGAGGTACCCGACAACACCACGGTGTGGTTGGAATCGTAGGCGCCCGGGTTGGTGACCAGCCCGGCCTGCTCGATCTCCAACCCGAGCGTGAGGACACGCATGGTCAGGTTGACCGCCCGCGTGCCGAGGTCGATACCCGGCACGATGGAGGCGTCGCGCAGCCATTCGAACGGCACCTTGCCCTCGACGCCGTCCTGGACCAGGGCGTACTTCTCGCCCAGATAGCCGAGGTCGATGCGGTGCATGCGGGCACCGGGGGCGCGGCGCAGGTTCTGCGCCATGAAGGCTTCCTTGCCGAACTGGAGCACCTGGCCGCCGGAAATCTGCACCGGGACGCGCGGGCAGACGATCAAGCCGATGAATTCGGCGTTCTTGTAGCCCAGCGCAATATTGGAGAGGATCGGGTCGATGACCCTGACCTGACCGGAATTCATCGTCATGGTGGAGGGCCCCTTATTTCAGCAGGATTTCGACGAATTGGCCGGCGGCGGATGCCGCCTGCAAGGCATGGCCGACCAGGAAGTCCGGTCCACCCGAGCCGACGAGGATTGAGCCGTTGGCGGCGGAACTGGTCACCGCCGTGGCACCCGCGGCGACGGCCAGCGACGCGCCGACGATGGCGCGACCCTGGCTGTCGGAGATGATCGCGTCGCCGACAGCGAAGGCGCCCCCGGACTCGACGACGGCGGTTCCCTTGGCGGTGACCGCGATGGCCTGTCCGGCGGCGGTGGCAGCGTATTCGGCGACGCCCTTGACCTTCTGGCCCTGGGCGCTGGCCTGGTTGTCGTCGAAGCCGACGAAGCGGTTGGCTGCGATGACGCCCCCCGCGACGGCGGTGAGGGAGAGAAGGCTGTTGCCGGTCTTGCTCACGGCGTCACTCCTTGGCTACGGCCTTGACGGCCTGGATATAGGACTGGTCGGGGTGCTGGCGCTGATAGGCGAGCGCCATGCCGTGCAGCCGGAGCCGCTCGGGGTCGACGATGGCGCCGGCCGGCGCGGCGAACTCGACCGAGGTGGCGCCGGAGCCGTCGCCGGGGGCGATCTCCCCGAACTCCACCATCTTCGGAATCGCCGACAGATGGCGCCGGAAGGCGTCGCGCAGCGAAACCTTCGCCTTCGTGCCGTCGCCCTCGGCGAACTCGATGACCTGGTCGGTTTCAGCCACGCTTTCCATGAAGGCGAGCGTGTTGGCCTTCTGTGCCGGCAGGAACTGGCCCTTCGCGATAAGCCCTTCGAGGAAACCCTCGTCGTCCTTCCGGCGTTGGCCGCGTTCCAATTCGGCGAAGGCGATCTCCTTCTTTGCGAAGGCCTGGGCCTGGGCTTCCAACTCGGCCGCGCGCTTGTCGAGCGCGGCCTGATCGGGCTTCGTGGTCATGTCGACTCCTTGGTCGTGGTTGGAAAAGGAGGCCGACCCGCAGGAACCGCAGGCGCCGTCGGCAGTGTCCTCGGTCTCTTCACGGTCGGCGTCTTCCGCCTGGGAGACGATCCAGCCGGGCAGCGCCTGGTCGGCGTCCGCCAGCCCGAACTTGCCGATCAGCCAGTCGCGCAATTGGCGGAAGACCGGCCCCAGCGGCATGTCGTCCTGGCCGAACTCGACGAAGTCGGTGTCGCCGGCGGAAAATTGCAGCGGCTTGAGTCCGGACACAGCGGGGGGAATGGCGCCCAGGCAGCCGACGTGGCGCAGATAGTACTGGCCCGGTTTCGGGTTGGCTTTCGAGGCCGGCGGATAGAAGGCGGCGGAGACCCGCTTGTATTCGCCCCGCCCGACGGCGGCGGCGAATTGCGGATTGACTTGGTCGACCTCGGCCACCAGCCGACCGTCAACGAATTCGACGCGCTGCACCCAGCCTTGGGCCGGATCGTCGTGCTTGGGGTGCCCAGCCACCAACGGCGCCTGGTGCAGCGCCGGATCGTAGGCGCCGGCAACGGCCACCAGGTCGGCGGCGGAAAAAGTGATTTCGTCGCCGGCCCTTGTGGTGAAGGTGCCGGGCCGGAAGATCTCGATCGTCTTGGTGGGCTTGGACGCGGTCACGGGATCGCCTGCCTGATGAAGGTCGAGGCGATCATCGTCGGCTGGCCGAACGGGGTCCGCGCGGAACGGTTTCCGCCGGGTGCCGCGATGGAGGGATGGCCCCATGCTGCCCGCGATCGGCAACCAAGACAAGGGGGCGGCCGAAACATCGTCGTTAACGCATGTCTAACGCGGATTGGGCGCCCCGAAGTGGTTCGGCGGGCACACCGGGACCCCCACGGGTCTTCCGGCGCTTGCGATGGCCCTCCGGCAGGACTACCCGGCACCTTGGGGTCCGTGCTATGATTCGCTTTGCAGCCGTCCGGTGGGGCGCACCCCCGATCCCGGGCGGCGGCCGACGTGGCCGGTGCGCGGACCATGGTCTCACTCCACCGCAGCATCCGTCGCCTCCTCCGCCTCGGCGCGGTAGACCCGAAGGCCGGTGCGCAGGTTTTTGAGGGCACCCGTCGTCCCCCGGAAGAAGGTCATCCCCGACCAGCGGTTGCCGTCGGAATCGGCGATCAGGCCGAGCACCCGGCGCTTGCCGATCAGGAAGTACTTCACGTAGCGCCGGCGCAGCGACACCTGCCCTGACGCCTCGTCTTCGGCGAAGCCCACCCAGATCTCCTGGGGAGCGGTGATCAGGTCGGCGAGGAAGGGGAAATAGCTCTCGCGCCCGTCGATCCGGGCCGCGTCCGTGATCATGTGGTCGACGATGGCCTGGCCGAGCGAGATCGCCTCGCCGGCCGGATCGGTCAGGATCGCCTCGTCGGCGCCGAGCGCCTGGCGCAGCGCCGCCCGCAGCGCGTCCACCGTTTCCGGCGCCACTGCCGCCGGGGGGTGCCCGATCCCGGGCGCCTGCGTGCCCAATATCCGCGCGACGGGGGGCGCAGGCACAATGTCGGTGGCCACCGGTTGCAGCGGCGTCGCCGCCTGGCGGATGCCGGCCGGAACCGTCAGCTCGTTCCATGGGCCGTGCCGCTCGATCGCCACGCGGTCGGCGCCGCGTCCCCACGCAGCCTTGCCGACGTTGTAGCCGAAGCCGGTGTCGATGCCCTCAGGCACGTTCACCATCTCGACCCCGTCGGGGGTCTTGAGCGGACGCATTTCCCATAGGACGGCCGGAATGTCCGCGTCGGCCGTCACCTGCCAGCCGTAATGAGCCAGCTCGTCATGGGTAAGGAACTGGATCGAGCAGCGGCAGTTCCACCCGTTGGGCGGATAATGTGTATCCCAGAAGGGGTGGTCGACCGGCAGGATGATCCCATGCCACTGTCGGTGCAGCGGCCGGGTGCGGGAATCGAGGATGGCGGTGTAGCGGATGTAGACCTTGCCGCCGCCATCGGCCAGGCGCATGCCCTGCGCCCACCGGCCGGCGGCCACCGCCATGCGCATGTTGGTGTTGTAGATGACCGCTGAACGCCAGTTGCGCGACCCGTTGTAGTCCCAGCCGTGCCTGGCGACGATGGCGTCGAAGTCGCGGCGGAAATCGGCGAGCGTGCGGCCCTCGGCAATGGCCCGGTTGATTGCGTCGTGGAAGTCGGCGATCAGCTGGCCCTTGATCGCCCCGGCAACGACGAAGGCGCGGGCATGCATGGCCTCGCGGATGTCGGTCCAACTCGCGGTGGGGACGTCCAGCTTGCGCCCGAGATACGCGATCGCTTCGGCGAAAGGCAGATTGAAGGCGTCAGCGGACATCGGCGATCTCGGCCCGCCCGGTCAGCTCCGCCACCTGCAATGCCTGCGACAGCGCCAGCGCCAGGTCGGCGGCATCGAGCTTCGGGTACAGCCGCACCAGTTCGTCCGCCAGCTCGCCGATGCTGCTGCAGGAACCGACCAGGCTGCGGACGCGTCCGATCAGGTCGGCCATCGCCGGCGCCGCCGCCTGGACCAACTGGTCGGCAATGTCGTCGGCCGCGTCCCTCGGCGTGGTGTCGCCCAGCTGGAGGTGGCGATCGCCGCCGGCGAATTCGCTGTCGGCCTGCTCGGTCTGCGGGGTTACCGCCACCCCTGGCGCCGCGGGGCCGCTCGGTGTCCCGACGTAGACCCATTTACCCTTCCACTGCTCGTCGATGTCGGCCGCCGGGTCGGCCGGCACCCACCCGGCCTGGCGGGCGGTGGTGATATATGCCAGCGCCATCTGGCGCGCCTGGATCTTCTTCTGGTCGCGCACCGCCTCTTCTTCTTCCCGGGCCATGCGCGGACGCGACAGCACCGGCGGCTGGGCCTCGGGATAGTTCAGGGCGACGATCCATTGCACCAGCTGTTCGGTATGAGCGGCGCACAGAAGGTCGGCGTCGGAATCGGCCAGCTCTTCCCGGATGACGTTGTGGGTCTCGGAGGCGGCGCGCGAGCCGCCGCCGCGGACCGACGAGGTCAGCGTCTCGCCCAGGATGGCGAGCGTGATCATCTCGTCCATGTACCGGCACAGTTCCTCGTAGGTGTTGATGTTGCCGGAGCGCACCCCCTCCAACAGCTTCACCACCGTGCCGTTGGGCACCACCAGGGCCGAGCGCTGGGCGATCCCGGCCAGCACGTTCAGCAGCTTGTCCTGTTCGGCATCGAGCATCCCGTCGGGATACTCGCCGACGACGGTCGGCGAGCCGAACTTCTCGGCGAAGGTGAGCCAGAAGGTGATGCCCTGGCGCTTGAAGTAAGCCGGCCAGAACAGCGTGTTGCCCAGGCCGAGTCCGTAGGGATCGCCGGTCTTGTCGCCGAAGCGATGGACCAGGAACTTCTTCGCGGGCAACTCGTCGCCGCGCATCATGTCCCGCAAGGTCAGCATGCGCAGCTGTTGTTTGTCGTCGAAGACGAAGCGGCGCTGATCCTTGGGCTTGACGTCGACGGGAACAAGGAAATCCTCGGAACGCCGCGCCCACATCACCTCGCCGACGGCATAGCCCTTGAGGGTGGCGTCGAGCTGTTCGCAGCAGATGCGGTCGTAGCGGAATCCCCACTCTCCCTTCAGCACCCGTTCGACCAGATCGGCTGCCTTGCGGTCGATCCGCGCCGAGCTTGCCGGCGTCACCGTCCACGACCGCGCCACCACGGCGGCATATCGCTTGCGCAGCAGGGCGCCGACCAGCGGGTCGCGCGAGATTTCGTCGTAGATCTTGAGGCCGCGACCGCCGCCCCGCGTCAGCAGGATTTCATCCTGCGACCGCATCATGTGGGCGAACAGCAGGTGGAAGACGTCACGATCGGCGCCGGCGATCTCCTGGCGCAGCTCCGCCGGCACGGCTTTCTTGGTATCGCTCACGGCCCTATCCTCCAACGAAGTCGCGGTACCCACCGCCGGCCGCAGCCCGGATGCCGCTGGTGCGCACGCTCGCGGACGTCCCTGCGGCCTGGCACAGGCGCCACAGCATTTCCAGGGCGTCGGGGCCGTCGTCGTGATCGGCGTGCGGCCAGTGGCGCAGCTGCTCCAGCAGCGTGGCGTGGTTGGGGCTGAAGCGGATCAATCCGTTGGCGACGTGGGGCTGTACGCTTTCGATGCGAAGATCCTTGTCGTCGCTGTTCAACAGCGGCACCGCGGGAACCGGGCAGCCCATGGCGGCCGAGCGCCGCACCAGTTCGGTGCGAAAGAATTCCTGAAACTGCACGCTCTCGATGCCCCAGCGCAGGCAGCGGTATTCCTGGTGCAGGGCGATGATGTCGGAAATGATCCTGTCGGGCAGGCGGCGGCGGATCGCCGCCTCGACCACGTCGAGCACCCCGGTCTCGCGGTTGAGACCACCCACCAGGATGGCGGAGGGATCGTTGCGCCGCGACTTCTTGCCCAGGCTGGGATCGCAGACGCCGAGGAAGACCCACAGGCGCAGCCGGTCCACCCAGAACGTCACCCGCGCGAACATGGCGTCGGCGTCGCTGATGGGATCGTTCATGTACTCGCTGTCGAAGGCCGCCCGGCCGACGCGGATGCGGATCTCCATCAGCCGCTTGAACGGCTGCACCGCCGGCCACAGCACTTCGCCGCCGGCCAGCATTTCTGCCAGGTGCTGGGCATAGAACGCGTCGGCGGCGGGGCGGCCGTCGTTGCGCATGATCTCTTCGAAGCGGTCCCACAGATCCATGCGGTCGGGCCATCGGATCACCGCCTTGAACCGGGTGGCGTTCCACATCGGGTTCTTAAGCTTGCGCGCCAGCACCGAATCGTAATGCAGGATGGTGCCGACATAGACGATGTCCATCGAGCCGTCGGGCGGCCCCAGCGGGTCGACCGCCTTATCGATCCACGCCTCAAGCTTGTCGCGCTGCTCGGGGCTGCGCACGTTTTCGTCGTTCTCGATGTCGTCGAGCCACACCAGGTCGGGACGGCGGGCGCCATGGCGAACGCCGCGCAGCCGCTTGCCCGAACCGAACGCCTGGATCTTGTGCCCGCCATTGGTGATGATCACCCCCACCTTCCATGCCCGGCCCTTGCCGACGCGGTCGGGGAAGTCGGCTGCGAGGCGCGGGTTGACCTCCAGCTCCGCCTTGATGCCCTCCAGCATTTCCGCGGCCTGGTCGAAGGAATCGGCCATCAGGCACATGAAGTGCTTGCGGTCGGTCAGATCGAGCCAGAGGTGATAGATCTGACCATAAGTGGTCTTGGCGTTGCCGCGCGGCGCGGCGATGGCCTCGCGCACCCCTTCGCCGGCGGCGGCGATTTCGGGCAGGCGGCGGAACAGGAAGCGGTGGAAGACGCTGGCCGTCGTGGAGACGTAATGGGGGAAGTAGGTGCGGGCGAAGAAGCCGAAGTCGTCACCCGCCTTGGCCCTGCGTTCGGCCGAGGCGACGGCATCGGTGGAGAAGCCATCGACCGCGGCCTCGATATAGGCCTTGAGATCGGCGGCAACCTCGCCGATCGCCTTCAGGAAGTCGGCCTTCTTGTCCTTCTTCGCCGCCGCCATCGGCCTATCCGTATTTCCGGGCCATCTCCAGAGCGAACGGCTCCAGGATTTCGGCCAAGGCGCCGGCATGGGCGGGGAAGCGGTTGCGCACGAAGCCGGCCAGGTCGGCCAGCAATTCGCTGGCGACGGCGAAGCGGCCCAGTTCGGGGGCTGCCTTGGCAGCGGCGGCCATGGTCTTGGTGAAAGCGTCGGCCAGGCGGCTCATCGCCTCGGCGCGCGACAGCGCCGGGATGGATGCGTCTTCCCTCAAGCCCTCGACGGTGGCCTGGTGCAGTGCAAGGTAATCGGCGAGAACCAGCTGAACGATCGCGCCGGTGCCGGCCTGGGTGAGCGAGTGGGCGGCCCGCGCCTTGTCCCAGTCATCGCCGCCGGACTCGGCCGCGCGCTTCCACTTGCGTGCCGTATCGACCGGCACTCCCGACCGCGTTGCGGCCTCGTCCAGGGGCAGGCGTTCCCTGACATAGGCGGTGCGCACCGCAGTCTTGGTTTCCGGCGGGTGGGCCATGGATCAGCCGCCGCCGAGAATGCCGAGCGCCGCGTTAGAAGCGGCGGCCATGATCTCGGAGGGCGACGGCCGTTTAACGCCGGGAACCCGGGCGCGCCCCAAGGCGACGTCGGCGCCGCGGTTGGTCAACTTCGCCACCTTGACCTTGCCGACCAGTTCCACGGTGACCAGGCCCTGTTCGGCCAGCCAGGCGCACAGGGTGTCGACTTGGTCGCGGCTCATGGCGAAGCCGATGGTCTCCAGCAGATCCTGAAGGACACTGGTGTTGTGCGAGTAGTCGGCGTCCTCAACCAGGAACCTCAACATCGCCAGGCGGATCGATTCCTCTAGGATGGTGCGGGTGTTGGTCATTTCATCACCTCTGCCAGGGCGCCCTCGGTGATGGCCCGCATCGGCTGCTCGACCCGCTGGAGGATGGCGGCGGCCACACGGATGTCGCCGGTGAGGCGCTCCATCTGGATCTTGAGCTGTGCCACTTCATCCTTGGTCGGCATGTTGCCCAGCAGGATTTCCATGCGGGCGAAGCGGGATTCCCCCTCCGCAAGCCGCGTGACGAGATTGTCGTGTTCCACGCCGTGCTCGACCTTGAATTTCTCCAACTCGGCCTTGGTGGCCACCTCCCGCAACAGCGAGCGGTGGGCGACGCCGAGGAAGGCCAGCGCCACGGCGGACAGGGCACCGAGGAATTCCAGCGCTAGCCTGGCCAGTTCGATCAGTTCCGCGTGCGTCATCTTGGCCCCGTCAGCTGGCGGGCGCAGAACCCGCAGACATTTGTCCCCGGCACCGCCTGGCGGCGCGCCTCGGGAATGCGTTCGCCGCACGAGCGGCAGGAATAGGCGCTGTCGCCTGCCGGGCGCGGCCGGGCGCGGTGGCGGGCCAGGGCATCATCCCGGTCCGCCTGTTCCCGCTCGGCCGCGTGGTCGACGAAGTCAGGCACCGGCCACCGGCTGATTGCCGCCCGCATGGACCTGAGCCAGGGCGTTGGTCTGGAGCGCCACCAGGGCCGCCCACTGGTCGTGGCTGGGGTCCGCGCCGGACGCCACCACCTGGCTGCCGAGGTCGAACAGCTGCTTGATGGTGCCGGCGACGCCGACCACCGTCGGGATCAGAGGGGACAGGGTCTGGACGATCGCGGCGATTGCCGCCAGGAATGCCAACATGATCAGTTCTCCACTTTCTGGAGGATCGGGAGTGCCGCCTGCAGGGCGTCGATCGCGGCCTGGGCCGCGGTGATCGCCTGGTTCTGGGCGGTCTGGTCGGCCACCGGCTGGCCGCAGGATGCAGCCGGCGGCGTCGCCGTGGCGGCGACGTACTGGACGGCGGAACATCCGAGAACCAGCGTCTCGGCGGTGCTCAGCGCTGCCTTGGCGGAATCGATGCCGAGGGCGACCTTGGCTGCGATGGCGGAATCCTTGCACACCTTCGGCGCCGCCGGCCCGTCGCAGGACGGGAGCGAGACGTAGGCGGCGGCCGTAACCGCGGCGCCGGTGAACCCGGCCTCGACATCGAACAGGATGGCCTTGGCCGAGGGCGGCGGCGCGCCGGCCGGCGGCGAGGCGCAGGCGGCGAGCAGGGAGGAGGCGAGGACTACGCAAAGGGCGAGGGCGAAAAAGCGCGACATGGCGGCTCCTAGGGCTGGACGACGACCACTGCGGCCGGCGGGGAAGCGGACGGCCCGGGCTCCGGCTGGGGCGGCTGCAGGATCGCAGCCGCCCCCTGGGTTTGCTCTCGGGGGGTATTGGGAAGCGCCGGCATGGCGGCGGCGACCTGCGCCTGGGCGGCGGTGAGCGCGCCGGCCATCTGGGCGTGCACGCCCTCGATGGTGGCCCGCATGCCGGTGATCGACTGAGCCAGCGCGACCAGGTCGGTATCGGGCGCCCCCGCCGGCATGGCCACCAGCGGCGTGCCGTGGGCGGCAAACGCGGCGGTGACGGCGTCGTTGATCTCCTCGACTGCGTCGGGACGCAACTGGATGAAGCGCTCGGCCGAGTCGACCACCGCCTTGCCGAACGGCGTGGTGGTGATCAGGCGCAGGCCGATGTTGCCGGCGGCGCCGCCGAGCATCAGCGCCAGGTCGACCGCATGGGCGGCCTGGTCGGGGGCGATGGCATGGCCGGCGATGGCGCCGATGGCGAGAACCAGGTTGAACAGCAGGGTCCGGTAGCCTTTGAGCGGCATCTGACGGGCTCCTTACGGGCGGTTGGAACGGATCGCCAGCGGCGCCAGGCCGCTGTAGATGACAAGGGCGGCGAGCAGGATCAGCAGGGCCGTCATGCCGGGCGCCCCTTGTCGGCATAGAAGACGTGCCGGCCGATGCGGGCGGTCTCGCGCATCGACGCGGTCCAACCGGGAAGGTGGCCATACAGCTTCTGGGTGGCGACCGGATCGAGGTAGTTGACCGCTCCGCCGGTGGGGTCGGCGATCTTGCCGGCGATGGCTGCCTCTGCGACGACCAGGCAGTGGGCGAAGGTCGGGTCGGCCTCGGTCACCGCGTCGAGCTTGGCGCGGTTGGGGTCGTCGGGCGACCAGCAGGTGAATTGCCAGGTGCTGTGGAAGTTGACCAGGCAGGCGGCGGCAAGGGTGCCATCGCCATAGAGCGGGTGAAAATGGTTGTAGCGCGCGTGGTAGCGGGCGGCGGCGGTGGCGCGGTTGGCGATCACCGCGGCGACTGCCGCAATGCCGGCATCGCCCTCGCCGCGGGCCTCTCCCCACAGGGTCTGGGCGACGATGCGCGGGTTCTCAGAAACGGATGATGCAGGCACGGGAAACCCTCGACCGTCGGAATTGACTGCGCCGAGGGTAGGGGTGGCCAGGGATTGGGTCCGCGCGGAACGGGTTCCGCTAGAGGTCGAGCAGCGACAGCTGGCGCGTGTCGACCGGGCGCTGACGGGGAGCAGGAATGCCGCCGCCAGAATTGCGCACCATCCGGACATACCGCTCATGGCAGCCCAAGGCAATGGCGGTTTCGCGGGTGGTGCCGGGATGGGTCAGGATCTTCGTCTTCAATTCGTCCAACACCGCCGCGCGCGGAATGTCGTGATCGCCGCCGCCGCAGAGAACGGCGACGATGGCGGCTGCCTTGGCCCCGATGAGGTCGACCAGAGCCGATCCCGGCCGCGCCGAAATGTAACGCTTGGTCCCGCCCCACCTGTGCGCAAGAACGAGGGCGGCGCCGCCATGGCCCCGCCGGGCCAGCTCGCCCAGGATGCCGGGCAGGTGGCGGGTATCGAATTCGGTCATGAGCACCTCACGAACGACTCGACGGGCGCCCGCAAAACGCGCATTGTTCCGGCGTCCATCGACAGGGGGTCACCATGCGTCACGTTCTGATTGCTGCACTTGCCGCCGCCATTCTCGTCGGCTGCGCCACCTCCGGAGCCAAGGTGACCGAACAGCAGATCGCACAGTTGAAGGTCGGTGAAACAACCTGGAGCGACATGGTAGCCCTTCTCGGCCAGCCGACGTCGTCCACTGTCACATCCCAGGGGACCCGGATGGCGACGTATTCGTATGCCCAGGTCACCACCCGGCCGGAAACTTTCATCCCGTTCGTCGGCGTGTTCGTAGGCGGCGCCGACATCAAATCGAATGGCGTCTCCCTGATGTTCGGCAAGGATGGCAAGCTGAAGAATTATTCCGCGAGCGCCAGCACCATGGGTACCGGCATGGGTGCCGCATCCGGCGTCAGTTCCGAGCGCACCGAGGCGCAACCGCGGCAATAGCGTCATAACATTGGTCTCCATTTGACCAAGTTCAGCAGGATTTATCATTAAGGCGGTCGAGCAACGGGACGTCGGCCGCCGGCTTGGGGAGATCAGCGACCGCGCGCCGTGCTCTCCGGTGCTCGTCCGGCCACGCCACCATCCACGGCAGCGGGTCGGCGACCTGGCCGCTCGCGCGCCACTCGAAGTAGCCCAGCGCCCCAACGGCAGGGATCGGAGATACCTGGCGGCGGTCGGCAAGCAGCAATCCGCGCGGGCCGAAAAACCACGGGCTGTCGCACTCGCGCACGACGGCCGTCACCATGGCGGCGCCGATGATCGCCCCGCGCACCAGGGCGTCCGGCCGGGGGCAATCGACGCCGAGGCGCTGCATGAATTCAGCCGCGTCGTCGTACTCGTCGATGGTCATGCCCTTGGCCGCGTGGATCGCCACCGGCCGGGCGTCGAAGCCGGCCTTACTGACGGCGAAGGTCGAGCGGTTCTCCACGTCCTTGTGACCAGCGGCGATAGCCCAGGCCCACGGCTGGCGGACGCTGAGGGCGAGGCGAGGAATGTTCATCGTCACGCCCCCACCGGCTCGGACGTCTGCGCCATGGCCGCGTCGATCGCTTGGTCGAGGTCGACCTCGGTCAGGATCAGGTTATCCGGCGTCTTGCCGGCGAATACCCCGCCCCGGTCGATCGTGTCCGCGTTCCTCGACCGGAGCCACCGGTACCGGCCTGCGTCGACACGCAGCCGCTCGACTTCGGCCTCCGCCCTGGCGGCCCGGCCCGGCGCCGTGGCGCGATCTATTTTGATATCTTCGGTCGTCAACATTTCGATTTCCTCCGAGCAATTTGCATCTTCCGCAAAATGCTCCGCTTCATAGTTCCGCATCGGGTCAACTAGACCGAGGTCAGTGAAATTGATCAGACTGCTCCAGTGCTTCGTCACGCCTCCGCCATGGCTTTGATCCGATCGAACACGCCGGTATTGTCTGTCATCAGGTCGTGGAGAAGAGAAAGCACGGCTTCGGTCGCCTCTTCTTTGTCGATGTCTTGGGCCGCTGCGAAAGTTCCGCCCGCAGCGGCTATCACCGCGCCGGCCACGTAAAGGTAGATCGCTGCCCAATGGTCGACGTTGTCGGCCAAATCTATGGTCCGCCGAATGGCGCTCATGGCGTCGGCGGTGGCCTTGGAAGCGAGATCGAGAAGTACGCGATCGTTGAAAAGGTCCATGTAACGGGTCCTTTTATGGTTACGCAACGTCACCGTGTAACCGAGGTGTTCAGGGTTGTGGCTGTGGTCATTCACACAGCCCGTAAACGGACGTGCAGGCAGGCGGTGGAGCGGTGCGCAGCATGTCGAACTGGCGGCCGCCGCGAGACGTCTTCGCCCATGCGATCATTGAGTCGATGTTGCAGTGCTGGTAAGCGAACTCGGCGTCACCGCCCTCACCATCGGCGTGGTGCAGGAGGGCGGAAAAGCCGCGCTTCGAGGCCGCCCCAACCAGCCGCTCCCAAGTCCGAATGCGGACGACATGCAGCGGCGTGCGCTGGCCCAAGACGCCCACTTCGTCCTTCCCGCAGTTGATGCAGGTCCAGCAGCCCACCCGCTTGCACCCCCATCGGTACAGCGGGTTCGGCTTGATCCCGTGCGCCGTCATCAGCGCGAAGACCTGGTCAGCCGTCCATGAGGCAATTGGCCGCTCGATCCACCATCCCTCGGGCCGGTATTCCCGGTCGAGTACGTGGCGGCGGGAAAGGCTCTCGTCGCGCCGCACGCCCTGCCAGCTTTCGGCCTCGTATCCCTGATCGAGCAGCGCCTTGAGGTATGCGTCGAGGGGTTTACGCTTCAAAAATTCGGTGCAGAACTGGGCCTTCCGGGACGGGAAGCGCCCCTTCATCAAGCACAGATCGAGGAAGGGAATGCCGGTCGGATGAAGCGCCCCCAGCGCCCGAACGACGATCGCCTCGGCTTCCGCGGGCGCCATCGGACGCCGGGCCGGAGACCACACCCAGCCGTCAGCCTTTGAGCCGCGGTACGGGTCTGCTGGGGGTGCCGGCATCGGCGTTTTGACATCGGCCGCCACCCGGACCCATTTTCCGCGTCGTCCGGAAATCAGATCAGGCGCCCACTTCTCGGCGACGAACCTACGCTTCCGCGCAATGTCGACAGTGAAATCCGCCTTCACCACGTCGATCGTTACCCCCAGCGCCGCAGGCAGGTAGTTGGTGACATAGTCGATCGTCACCTCGTGCTCATGTCCGGTATCGGCCGTGACGAAGCGGCAGTTCTCGCGGCCGTACCGCTCGATTGCGAGTATCGCCGTGGCGGTGCTGTCTTTGCCGCCTGAGATCGAAACTACGGCGAGGGGCATATCATGCTGGTCGCGGGAGGTATTCACGAGTTCAGCCCTATAATCCGAGGTTTCAAAGAGTATTCGCGCGTTTCTTGGCAGCATCGGCGTGGGCGCTTATCCATGTGCACGCAGGAACTTGCGACGACAGCTTCGACCACGCTGACGACTTGAGCAGCAGCCAGATGCGCCACAGCGACCACATCATGCCGCGGCCTCCATGGCGGCCAGCAACGCGCGGCGGCCTCCTGGAAAGTGCTTGTAGATGGTGGCCTCGCTGATTTCGAACTGGCGGGCGATCCGATGTCCGGCGACGCCGCGGATGAGCAGGGCCTTGACCTGGTCGAGGCGCTCGCCCTCCAGCGCGGGCTTGGCCCCAAGCTTGACGCCGCGTTTCTTGGCGGCGGCCAGGCCGGCCTTGGTGCGCTCGCGGATGATGTCGCGTTCGAATTGGGCAATGGCCCCGAGGATGCCGAACACCATGCGGCCGGCCGGAGTGCCGAGGTCGATGCCCTCGCACAAGGACACCAGCGCGCCGCCATTGGCATGGATTTCCTCGGCCACGTCGAGGAGGTGGCGGAGGCTCCGGCTCAGGCGGTCGATCCGCCACACCACCAGCTTATCGCCCGGCCCGATCGCAGCGATGGCGTCGGCCAATCCCTCGCGATCATCGCGGGCGCCGGACATGACGTCGCGGAAGATGTCCTCCTCCCGGACGCCAGCGGCCACCAGTGCGTCGAGCTGGAGCGCGGTGTCCTGGTGGTCCGAGGAAACGCGGGCGTAGCCGTACAGGGTCATGATCCGGCGCCCTCCGCCTTCGCCTTGGACTGGCGCACCCAGGCGCCCAGCGTTTCAGCGGCCTGGTCAAGCTGGGCGTCAACAAGCAATGACACCGCCGTGGTGTGTGGCGATATCCGGGCGGTCGTCAGCCAGTTGTTCAACGCGGCGGTATCGGCGATCCGCACGGCGCCCATGGCGGCGAGCTTGCCCCACAGGGCATGGAGCAGCAGCTGCTTGGACACGGTGCCGTCGCGTGACGGCGCGAAGCCTTCGCGGGCGCACCAGTCCTTCAGGGACTCGATCACCCGGTTGCCCTGGCCAGCGTCGAGCCATTGCAGTGCCGAGACTCTGGTCATTCTCTTGGCGAAAGCGGTCAGCGCCGCTTCCGCCGGGTCGCGCACGGCGCCGAGGTGATAGAGGGCCAGCCACAATGCCCGCATCTTGGCCGACTGCGGGTCGGCTGCCATGGAGCGCGTACCGGCGCGCTTGGGCTTCGACGCCACCCAGCCCAGACGCTTGCACTCGGCCAGCAGGTCGACCAACTGCGGGCGAGTGCATTTGGACGACGAGTCCTTGCCGGTGATCCGGGCAACGACGTCGCGATAAGACTCATCGTCGAGGCCGAGGTCCTTCTTGGCCAGATGCACCTTGCCCAGCATCGCCTTGCGGTCGGGGAAATCAGCCATTGATGCCCCCCTCCAGATCCAGCCGGCACCCCAGCCGATCGACGGCCGTTTGCGCGGCCAGAACCTTCTCCTCCGCCTGGGCGACGCGGAGGCCGGCGGCGGCGTGCCGCACCTGCGCTTCCGCTTGGGCGCGTGCTCCCTTGGCCTGGGTCCAGAAATCAAAGGCCTGCGTTCGTACCTCGAAAGCGGCATCGCGTTCCGCCCACGCCCGATCCCGCACCAGGACGGCCATGCGCCATTGCAGCCATAGGCCCGCTTTGGCGGAATAGCCGTTATCATCGATCAGCAACGCGACTAGGTCAGCTTTGGTGGCCTTTTCCAGGGCGCGGCGAAGATCGTCGGCGGCGGTCATGCTGCGTCTCCGAATTTGGCGGTTTCGTTGCCCCAGACATCCCAGCCGGAGCGCTGCTGGCGGCCGAATAGCTCGACATAGGGGCCGGGTACCAGGGTCTCGACCAGGTCGTGCATGGCGTCGGGTTTGCGCGAATGCTCGCGCACCGGCGCGACCAGCAGATTGCGGATGTTGCGGACCTGGTAGTCCGGCTCGCCCAAGGCTCCAACCAGGAAGAATTCAGCCGCCGAGCGCATCACATAGCCGGTGCCGAACGCCCATTTCCGGCCGGTCTTGGACTGCTTCGCCCAGGCCCCCGCGGTGACGAAGCGGAAGCCCCAGGCGGCCATGGTCGCGATGCCCTGCGGCAGCATGGGGGCGGTCGCCCACATCACCAGCAGGCAGTCGCCACGGGCCAGGTGCGACACCGGCAGCGCCTTGATGGCGTCGATGTCCATACACGCGTATTGGGCCTGGGGCGCCTTTGACTCCCCGGCGGCCGAGCGCAGCTCATAGGCCCACGGCGGATCCGCGAGAATGGCGCCGTAGGACAGCGGGCGCAGGGGGGCGAAGGGCCAGGTCATCCGAACAGGCTCCCCTGGGGCGCGGGCTTTGCGGGTGTGGGCTGGCGCGCAGCCTGGGCCGCCTTGAATTCCTCGGCCGGCGCCTGGATCAGCCGCGCGTCGGGATCGACGGCATCGCCCTGGCAAGCTTGGCAGGGCACCGTCATCCGGCGGTGGGGCTGGCGTCCGGTGTTGACGTGCACCGGGCCGAAGGTGCCCTTGCCGCCGCACACCGGGCATGGGCCGCGGATTGGCGCCAGCGGCGGAGTCTCGGCGGCGATCAGGGCGCGCAGCAGCGCCACCAGGTCGGCACCGACGACGTCGGCCTTGCGGGTGTCGAAGGGGCGGGTCTCATCCCAGCCGGCCCATAGCTCGATGGGGCCGCGGTTGGTCCGCACGTCGATGTTGAAGCCGGCGGGATCGCGCGGTTGGCCCATGGGGAGCGCATTGCCGACGATCCACTGGAAACGGTCGAGCAGCAGCGCGTCGTCGGGGCGGCCGAGGCGCCAGCCGTTCAAGATTTCGTCCGGCTCGGCCACCACGGCGGTAATTCCGGCGGCGGTGCGGTAGCGGTGCCAGAGGCAGCGCCAGGCGGCCCAGCGGAGGGCGGCGGGGGAGAGCGCGGCCATTGTCAGGCCCTCCCCGGATTGCGCTCGGCGGCGCGGTTGACGATGGCGGCGACCTCGGGCCAGCCGAGGCCGGCGGCGATCGCCAGGTCGACGACGCGGGCGAAGTCGGCCGCGGGGTCGGGATTGGTGGTCTCGGCGGCCAGCGCCCGGCCGCAGGCGTAGCGGCGCAGCGCCGCCCCGGAGGCCGCCAGCGCCTGGGCGTTGGCCTTCCCCGGGCTGTGGCACCAGGCGCGCAGGGCGACGTCGAAATCGAGGGCGGCGGTGACCAGAGAGTGCATCGCCATCAGCCCAGCCGGATGGCGGAATCCTGCCCGCCCCCGCGGCTTACCCGCGACCGCACCTCGTTGATGAAGGCGACCAGCAGGCCGCGACAGCCCAGCGCCCGGCCGTCGACTACCCACCGATCGCCATGGTCATCAATGGCGAAGCCTTGGCGATCGAGCCAACGCAGCGCGCCGTCGAGCGTCCACACGGCGCCGGTGCAATCGGGCTTCGGCGCGCCGTAGAGCTGGAAGCCCGTGCGCACGCCGGAGGTGGAGATTTCGCCGAGGCCTTCGACTTCGGCCACGGAGCGCGGCTGGATGGGAAAGCCCATGGCCTAGGCCTTCACCAGCTGGGCATTCGCCGCCTGGGTGTGGTCCCAGGCCTGGATGGCGGCGACGGCGGTGGCAGCCACTTCCAGGAGATGGCGGCGATAGTCCGCAGTGGGCTGGCAGACACAGTCCACCAGGCGGTCGACCCGGGCGTAAAGGGCGGAATAGAACTCGGTCTCGGGCAGTTGGCACAGCTGCTGCCGGCCGACGTCCCGGTCCAGCCCGTGCCGCTCGTCGGCGACCTCGGACAGCACCGCCATCAGATCCTCGATCGTGCCGTCCGGCATGCCGTCCGGGTATTGGACGGCCTCGATTGCGTAGACGCTTTCCATGTCGCCCTCCCTCATGCGGCGACCGCAGCCGGCGCCGCCGGCAGCGCGGCCGAGGCCAGGTCGATGGTGACGGCCTCCCAGCCGTCGGTCGGGCGCGTCCGGCGGTAGAAGCGCAGGTACGTCTTCGAACCCTGGATGCGGATGGAATCGTTGATCGCCACCACCGCCGAGCGCCAGCGCGGGTCGTCGATGTCGATGCGGCGCAAGCTGAAGATGGCTTCGCGGCTGACTTCACCCTGCTTGTCGGTGCGGAAGGCGTGCTCGACCAGGGCACGGATTTCCGAGCGCGTCCCTTCGGACCATTCGGCGATGCAGTCGTCGATCAGGCCCTTGGCGATCTGCAGCTCCGGCCCGAATACCAGGGTGTCGGCGACCGCCACCTGCACCTTCAGGCAGCCGTCGAAGCTGGTGAAGGTCATGTTGCCCTTGGCGCCCTCACGCGGCTTGTAGTCGTATTTCTCGCCCAGCAGATCAAGGAAGGCGCCGACGTCGTCGAAGGTGTGGCCCTTGAAGCGGGCGATCCGCTGGCTGAGATCGTCGGCGAAGTCGAGAACCTTGCGGACAAGCTGGTCTTCCAGCAGATCGGGGGCGCGGACCAGGTCGATCGGCACCAGGCGCCCCTTGGGATCGCGGAGGTGATAGACGCCGTGGATTTCGACGGCGCCGGGGATATCGTGGATGAAATCGTTCATGACGGCCTCTACGGCTGGGGTGGGATGAAGTCGGTGCCGATCACCGTCGGCGCGGCAACGTCGGCCAGGCCGTCAGCCAGCGGCGCCGCGTCGGCGAACAGGGCGCCGAGCAGGAAGGCGACCGAGAGGATCAACCCGCGCATGGGGCATCCTCCTCGACCTGATTGCGCGCCCGTTCGGGCTGGCCGAAGGCGACGGCGAGGCGCCGGATGAACGCCGATGGGTCAGCGGCGGCCATGTCCAGCATGGCGCGACGCAGGCCGAACGCGATGTCCTCGGCCAGGCATTCGGCTGTCTCGCGCACAATGTCCGGCCTGGCGGCTGCCTTGATTGCGCCGGTCAGCAGCGAGACGTCCCGTGCCAGATCGGAATCGGTCTCGATGCGCTCTCCGACCCGCTTCACCGCGTACATGACGGTGGTGTGGTCGCGTCCGAACTGCCGTCCGAGCGTCGGAAACGAGCGCAAGGGCAGCAGTTGGGCCGCCAGGTACATGGCGACATGGCGCGGGCGCGCGAACCGGGTGTGCCGCCGCTGGCCGCGCAGGCGCTCGACGGGGATGGCGTAGTGGTCGGCGACGACCTGCTGGATCAACGCCACGGTGAGCGCCGGATGGGCCTGGGGGCTCATGCCACCCTCCATTCGGCGACGAGGCCTGCGACCGTGGCGATGGCCAGTACCGCGACCTGGCGGGCCACGGAACCGTGATCGACGCCGGCGATCGCGCGCTCGGTCGCCTGCAGCGCCTCGGTGCCGGTGACCGGCCCGATGATGGCGCGGGCGATGCCGCCGTCCCGCGCCACTTCGACCAGATGGTAACGGTCGGCGGTATCCAGCAGCACGACCCGGAAGCCGGCCTTGACCGCCACCGTGGCCACCATCGTGGCGGCGATCTCCTCGCCATCCTGCTGCCAGCGGAAGACGGTGTTGCCGGTGAAGGGAAGCGCGCTCATCGCCGATTTCCCTCCTTCGACGGGGCGCTGACGCACGCACCCTTGGCGGCGGTCTTCCTGGCGATCGCCAACACGTCCGGCGGCAGGCGGGCGAGGTCGGTTCGAGCGGCCCCGGGGACCGGCAGAGATTCCAGGCGCTGGGCGGCGGCGGCGTGGCTGAAGAGTTCCTCGGCAGCTGCCTCCGCCATTTCCGGAGAAAGTATCCCGGCACAGGAGGCCAGCCGCAGGGCGCTGCCGAGGTTCTTGAGATCGTGGCTAAGCATCGGAGGCCTCCTTCGGCCGGTGGGGGCAACGGCGGCAAGCCATCCAGGCGCGCAGGGCCGCCGGGCTGGACATCGGCATGGCGGAGGCGGCGCGGTCGGCGCAGGCGGCGCGCGCGATGTCGGCGCCGTCGTGCGGGCACGGCACCCGGCCGGCCAACGCAGCCAGCACCTTGGCAGCCATCTTGTCGGTGCTGCCCGGATAGCGGCCGGACAGCAGCAGCGACACCGCGGCGCGCGATATCCCGATCCGCCGCGCCGTCGCCGCCCGGCTGCCGCTGCGCGCCACGTCCTCGGCCAGCAGGGTCAACCAATGCATGACGCCACCTCGCCGGTGTTCGGGTCGAACACGGTGCCGTCGCGGCGCGGCATCGGCGGCAGGCTGCCGGTGTCATTGATCAATGACCATCGCACATGGCCGTTGCTGGTCGGGCTGGTGCCGGGCTCGCGGCGCGCCAGGCGGGTCACATAGCCGGCCCGTTCCAGGGCGCGCAGGAGCTTCTCGGCCCCATGGCGAGGATTCTTCTCGTCGCGGGCGGCCAGCTCCAGCAGGGCCGGAATGGTGAATTTGCCCTTGAGCCGCATCGCCCGCCACAGCCGCGCATTGAGGCTGTTGCGCACCGGGCGCCTGCGCTCCATCGGACCGCGCGGGCCGGACTTGATCACGACGCCCTGCGCCTGGGCGGCCACGCCGTCTTCGGTGGCGCGGAAGCAGCCGGCCTCGATCCGCACCACCAGGCCCCGGCCGATCATCCGGGCGGCGGCGTTGCTCACCTGGCGCCGGGTCAGGCCGAGGGTCTCGGCCAGCCGGTCGAGGGTCAGGCAGCCGCCATCCGCCAAGGCGTTAAGCAGCAATGTCTGGTGTCCAGTTTCGCCCGACATCCTAACGCTCCGCCCGCACGCGGATCGGATTGCCGCTGCGCCGGTCGATCAGCAGCGGCTGGCCGTCCATCAGGGTGCAGTCGATGGTCTTGCCCGGGCTGCGCTTGCCGAACCGCTCGATCGAGGCGATGCCTTCCTTGACCTCGCGGGTATAGCCCCCGGATTCCTTGTGCAGCAGCGCCACCAGGTCGTCGGCCACCGGCACCTCGCACAGCCCGTTGACCAGGGCGGCGACGTCGGCCAGCGAGCACGGCCTGAACTCGACCGGCTGGCCGACGCGGGACGAAATCTGCTTGAAGCGGGTCAGGTTGTTGCGGATGCGCCCCATGCCGACCAGCACGAAGGGGATTTCCAGCATGTCGCTGAGATCGCGTAGCGTCTCCAGCATGTTTTCCTTGCGGCTGATGTGGTCGGCCTCGTCGACCACCACCGCGAAGGTGTTGCCCTCGCGCGCCGCCGCCTTGGCCTGCTCGGCCAGGGCCGCCAGCGCCTGGCGGTACATGCGCTCGAAGCTGTATTCCGGGGTGACCTTGAGCAGGCCCAGCAGCTCGCGCAGCATCCAGCCCGGCGTCCATTCCTTCTTGGCGCGCAGGTAGACGCAGCCTTCCTGGCATACCCAGCGGTAGACGATGGTGGTCTTGCCCAGGCCGGGCTCGCCGTCGACCACCAGGAAGCACGCTTCCGAGGCGCCGCGGTCGGCCAGCGTCAGCAACCCGGACAGGAAGCGGGTGAAATTCTCGGTCTTGACGAAGGTGGGTCGCATGGTGATAGGTTTCCCCTGTTTGGAAGTGAACGCTTAAGCGGCAAGGGCTGAGAGCGCGCCAACGTCCAGCCCTTGCATTTCCAGCAACATCCTGAAATTTCGGTCCCTCAGCTTGCGGCGCAGCAGGGCGATGTCCTCGTCCAGCGCCGCGCCTGGATTGGCCAGCACCCATCCGGCCCACGATGTGTCGTCGGCGAAGATCGGCCGCTCGCCCGGAAGGGTCGCGGCAACCGCCGGAACCGCTTCCGCGTTCCGGGTCTCCAGCCGGGCGTATTCCGCCTCGGCCGCCTGGAACTGCTCGGGGGTGATGACCTCGGCCGGCTGGTGCTCGATCAGGGTGCCGGGGTGCAACTCGGCCAGCGCCACCTGCTTGTGGGACTCCAGCCGGGCGATCTTGCCGGCCACCCGCTGTTCCTCGGCGCGCCGGGCGAAGGACACCGGCACATAGGACCGCTTGTGGCCGTTCCACTTGGCTTCGCAGACGAAGCGGCCGTCGAGCAGCGATACCAGCACGCTGCCGGCGTCGTGCAGGTCGTAGGAAACCATCACCTCCTCGCCGTGCAGGGACTCCAGCTCGGGGGCGAAGTACTCGTTGCCGATCCAGGCGATCAGGCCGCGCCGTACCGCCCGGCGCACCGCCGGACGGAACAGGGTCCGCGCCTCGTCGGCGGGGATCGGATCGGGCTGCCAGCCGTCGGCGATCGCCTTGTCCCAGGCCTCGGCCGGAGTCATGTGACGGCGCCGGGTGGTGGCGGGATCGATGATCTTGGGCAGGGAGGAATGCGGCCGGGCATTGTATGCCACCATGGCCGCGTCGATGTCGGCGATGAAATCGGCCCACGACGTCAGCAGGCGGGACGTGCCGGCGGCCTTGATTTCGGCGCGGGTGATCTTGAAGGCCGAGCGCCGCGCATCCTGGTCCATGCGCTGGCCGACATAGGTCGGCCGGGCGCGCGCCGCCTTATGCAGCACCGAGCTGTTGAAGCGCTCGATCACGCCGCGCGCCTGGCTCGACCACGGCGCGCTGTGCAGCTTGGTCATCGACAGCCGCGCCGCCAGGCCGGCCACGTCGTCGTCCCAGGTGTTGTTTTTCGCGCCGGCGCCGTTGTCGTAATACAGGATGGCGCACTGGGTCGCCGTGGTCGCCGCATGGCGGACGGCGTCGGCCACCGACCAGGTGTTCTCGGCCAGCGCCGCCGACCACCCCACCCATTTGCGGGTGTAGACGTCCAGGATGGCGGTGATTTCCGGCCGGAACGGGCCGCCGTGGACGGGATGGGCGACCTCCTGCTTGTAGGTATGGCCGTCGCCGATGAACACCGCTCCCGGCCACAGCTCGGAAAAGTCACGCGCCACGTAGGCCTTGATCGACTTCAGGGCGCGGGCGCCCATCCGGCCCATGTTGCGGGTGATGGCGTCGACCCGCTTGAGGAACCGCTTGGCCTGGTCGTAGCTCGGCCTGTCCTCGCCCGCCGGCCAGCCCTCCAGCACCTCGGGGATGCCCGGCTTGGTCGGCCGCGCATACAGCTGCATGAAGGTCGGCGCCCAGGCGGGGATCGGGCTTTCCGGCACCGCCGTCGGCGCCAGCGCCGCCACCTGGCCATCGGCCTGGCGAACCGCCGCCCGCCAGCGCTTCAGCGACCGCTCCGACAGGGTGCGCGATCCGCTGGCGCCGCCCCTGGCGTTGGCGATCGGCACCAGTCGTTGCAGCTCGGGCGGCAACGCGCCGGTGGCCGCCGCATCGACCACGGCGGCGATGGCGTGGGTGACGGTGTGGCCGGTCAGCACCAGCCGGTCGATCTCCGCCAGCAGGGCGGCGCGGGCCTCCAGCGGGCCGCGCTGATAGGTCTTCATGTCCTCGATCCGCGGCAGATCGAGCGACAGCTGGACCGGGGCGCGGGACGGCGCCTTGACCGCCTGGTGGGTCAGCGCCTTGCGGAATGCCGCCGGCAGCGCCGAGACGTGGTATTCGCGCCCGCCGCCACCGGCATCGCGATCACGAAAGGACCACGACTCACGGGTAGCCTTGTCCCGCACGTTCCGCTCCGAATGCGGCATCACCTTGCGGTCGATGCCGGCGGCCTTGGCCGCGTCGGCCCAGCCCTGGGCGCTCTTCCATTCCTCGGTCATGGCCGCCCTCCCGCATCGCTGCTACCCTGCGTCGAAACGGCGCGGGAGGATTTGCCATGGATGTTGCTCAGTCCATTTCCCTGGTCGGCGCAGGGATCGATACCGCCGGCAAGATAGTCGGGTTCATCAAGGCCCTGCGCGGCGCAAAGCCGGAGGAGATCGCGGCGGCAAACGAGCAGATGTTTCAAGTGAAGGACGCGCTCTATGCGGCCAAGGACACGATATTCGCGCTGAAGGACACGGTCGCGGAGATGGTCGAGAGGATCAAGGAATTGGAACACCGCATCGCTCAGCGCGAAGCCCATTCGCTTACTAAAATCGGAGTCGGCGCGTTTGCGTATGTACGCAGTGACGCGGGTGAGGCGGATAAGGGCGGACCATGGCTTTGCCAGACATGCTTCGAGGCAGGCAAATACGCGGTGTTCCAGATTCAGAAGCGCGACTTCCACGTTGACCGCTACAAGTGCCCGCTCTGCGGAGCGGAGATCCAGGTGCCGAATGACATCAAGATGGAGGCGATGGCCGCGCCCAGGATTGATCGTTTCAGTGATTTCTGATTGGCCGGTCATGACCGCGCCTCCCGCCGGAACAGCGGCGAGCCATCGATCAGGCGACGCTGCTCGGCCTTGGCGAAGCGGATGAACAGCGCCAGCCGGTCGAGGCGCGACCGAATCAGCTCGGCGCTCTCGGTGACCGCGCAACCGGCATGCTCTGCCACGCCCTGCAGCAGGATGGTGTTGCCCAGCGCCGCGCAGAATGACGGGACCAGATGCGCCGGCAGCGCGTGCGGGCGGCTGGCCCCGGTCCAGCTGTCGATCATCGCCTTGGTGACCCGCCGGCCGGCATGGAAGCTGACGGCGTCGGCCAGGGCGTCGCGGTCGGAGAAGGGGCCGGCCTTGATCGCCGCATTGAGCAGAACCCGCAGGCGCTGGTCGAGGTCCAGCGCACCGGCATCGTGCCGGGGCTCGGGGGCCGTCGCGGGAAAGTCGATCGCGCCTTCCAGCAGGGCAAGGAAATCGGTCTGCCGTGGATCGGCCGACCGGCCCTTAAGGGCTTTTCTGGTCATGTTGGCCTCTCGATTGTTGTCGTTGATTCCGGGCAAAAAGAGGCCGGACGGGCTCTGTGCACCGCCACGTCCGGCCTTCAAGTTGCGCGGTGCGCCGTTACCCACGGCGCCAGGGATGGAACGGCCGGCCGCCCTGCTCAGGGGATGACCAATGACGGCCGGCCGGCTTTCCCCTATGGTTGTGGTGGTCAAGACACACGAACCATGAGGGGAAACTGAAATGGAAATGGAAATGGAGAAGAAACCCGCCGCCTTTGCCATCGACCTGTCAGACGACAGGAAGACGGCCAAGCTGTCCTTCGGTGCGGCGGAGGGGCCGCACATGGTCGTCATGCTTGAGGCGGAGCACGTTGCGGGATTCATCGATGCCCTCGTCCGAGCACGCGCCGACATGCACCCAGAAGTACGGAGAAGCGCCGACGGGCCGGTGCTGGTGATCCCTGACCCGATCTATAAAACTCAGGTTGATACCAGGTCAGAGAATATGTCGCTTGCCCTTCGCCATCCCGGCCTTGGCTGGATCGATTACCAGCTTCCCCTTGAGGAAGTGGCGAACCTTGTTCGCACATGGTCCACGGCACTTGCATCGTTACAGAAAACGAGCGGCGGCAAGGTGCATTGACGGGACTGCCCTTCGCGGATTTTCCTCCGCCCCCAGCGCCGCCTTCGGCCGCCTCGAAGATGCCCCAGGAGACGCGGTTGGGGGCGGCGCGCTTGCTGTTCATGCCGCGCGCTCCTCTTCGACATTGCGCGGGATGCCGCGCGTGCTACGCTGTTGTTCGCGGGTCCAGCTCAGGCGGTTCCCCCGGTCGTCGAAGCGCTCGGGAAACAGCTGCTGGACCGTCAGGTCGAGCGCCTGCGCGATGACCTCTTCCAGGTACGAACTGGAATGGTTGAGCGCGTTGCTCATGGCCTGCTGGCACACCTTTTCCTGGGCCGCCAGCCTGCGGAGAGACGTTCCCCGCAGGCGCAGTTGGCCCACGATCCACACCCGCCGCTCGGCGGGTTTTTCGGGGATGTTCACGGTGGTTACGTCTATCGTCATGACGGTGGTTATAGGACGTGAAATCTGCGTGGTCAACGTGATTTTCGCGCATCCGACCTGTGGCGGCGCGCATATTTCTGCGGCATGGCGCAACCCATTGCATTTTATGACGTTTTTGGAAGTCGGATGCGGCGAGCAGCCCGGATGCCAAGCATCCGACCTAACGGCCACAGGTCGGATGCCATGACGTGGCCTGACCGCCTGAAAATGGCACGCAATTTTTACGGTGACAGCCAGGAAGACATGGCAGCGCGCCTCGACACCTCATACCGAACCTACCAGGGGTACGAAACCGGCGCGTCAGAGCCGAAAGTGAAGGTTCTTCAACGGCTTGTTGATCTTGGTTTCTCTGGACAGTGGCTTCTGACCGGAGAGGGGCCGATGCGGGTCGGAGAGGCCGCGCCGCCGCCAGCGCCGGCCGGTTCGGCGGCCGAGGTCGACGGCGCCCTGGTCGGGCTCGCTCTGGAGCAGGTTTCCGCGGTTTACAAGGAGTGTGGCTATTCCGTCGCCCTGCGCCACCTCGGCGCCAAGGCGGCCGAAATCGCTGCCGATCTCGCAGGCCCCGACTTCCCCACCTGGGATGACAAGCTGATCGGCCTCAAGGGTGCCGTCGCCCAGCTGCGCCGCCAGCTCCGCGCCGCCATCACCGATCCCGCCAGCGCCGCCACAACCAAATCCCGGGCCTGAGGGCCGTCCACACCGCTGCGCGCCCAACTTACCGCATAGATCGGAAGGTCGGTATGCCGCCCAATGTGCATACCGTCGATCCCGTTCCGTCCGCGACCGATCCGGTGCCAAATCTCCCGCCCATTCCGGCCATTTCCGACCATTCCGGGCCAAATCCCCCGGTCAGCGCTTCCGGCCTCAACCCCTTGGATCGCTTGGTCTTCGGCCCTCCGGTGGCGTCAAAGCGCCGTGCCAAAACGGTCACCTCCCCATACTGGGCACCGACATGCACATCCTCGCCTACAGCCCCACCCCTTTGCGCAAGATCGCGTTGGCGCGGGTCTGCCAGCCTTTGCCGCTGGACCGCAGAGCCTCCACCACATCGGGATCAATGCGGAGTTTGACGCCGACCTTGCGGTCGGCTTTGGCCGGACGGCCACGCGGACGCAACAGCGCCTCAGCCCCCGTGGCGCTCAGATGTTTGGCAAGCACCTCGGCGGCCGGACGGGCGCCGGCGAAATCGGCGTCGGTCAGTTCGGGCACATCCGCGTCGGTCTTGCTCGCGGCGGTGATCGCGGCGTCTTCCGCGTCCGTCGGCTGGATGGTCGAGGGCTTAAGCTTCGGCATAGCGTTTGATCTCCCGTTTGTTGGCCTTGCGCAAAGAGATCGGGCGAATGCGCTCGTCGCGGATGGTGAAGGCCAGAACGTGCAGGCGGTTGCCGATGTATCCCAGGGCGATCAATCGCATTTCGCCGTAGTCCCTGCGGGTGTCTTCGACCACCAGGGCGCTGTCCCATTCAAAGGCGTCAACCATGGCGAAATCGACGCCGTGCTTGGCGATGGTGAGGGCGTTCTTGGTGGCATCGAATTCGGTCGCCATGAAGAAACGTACCCCCAGAAAATATCCCGGTCAACGATATATTGGGGGTACAATAATTGGCGGCAGGATGTGATGGGGCGGTAGCGCAGGCTTCGGGTAGGCGGACAGGGATACGCCGGACCGCCCAATGCCTATGCTGAAGGCATCGTCGCGGCTCGGCCAATGGAAGATTGGCCCGATCCTATACGCCCTCCATACTCGCTCAATACCGGTCTGGGACGGAGTCGGACCCACGCTCGCGGAATCAAGGGTGGCGCCGGCAAGACCGTCGTCGCGACCAATCTGGTGGTGCCGAGTGCCGCGGGCGACCGCGAGGTGTGCTGGCCGACGGCGACGACCAGGAGAGACGCCCCGCATCGGCGGGGCCGCTGCGCCACCGGGGATGAAAACGGCCGGAGGTGCGCGGACCAGTGATTTGTGCGATCAGTCTTGGGGCAGGTGACCGCTCCGAGGCTGATCGTCCCTGTGGCGTGTAGGAACCCGTGGAGA